GCATCGTCAAGACGTAGATAGATTATCCACAGATTAATTTATAATAAAAATCAGGCCAGTTATCATAATACTTTGTGGTATGGAGATACTGGCGTTTAATCATAATATCATCATATAGTTGTATAAAAATACAATTAGTAAAATTTTTAGCAAAATGTCCAGAATCGGTTGTGCTTGTAAAGTATAAAAGATCTGGATGTTTTTCTTTAAGTTGAACTGTTAGTGCTTCCATGTCAACCATATCACAACCATCTACCCACGCAATACCAATTTCATAATTTTCTTTATCAAATGATTCAAGGTTATTCATTGAATCATTTCTAGCATCTATGAATTGAATTTTATTTTGTAATCTTGCTTTTCTAGCAAAAGGACATATAGGAAAGCCATCTGGTTTTTTTGCTTCAATAACTTCTTCAGTCCATTTTAGAAAGGTATCTTGGAAATCTTGGAATGTCATTTTTCTCTTTCGGGGGGTTATTAACAGATGCCTTACGGCATCACACCTTCGTATCACTTCGTTCTACTCGGTGTATTTTTTAAAGTTCGAACTTTTTAAACTGTTCTATTATTTATTAGTACTTTTCCTTAATCTGTCATTCACACTTAGCCTGATTAGGCCAAGTGCAAATTCAACTTTTCCCGTCAAAGTCAAACACATCGTTATAGTAAAACCTTTTTACAGGGAGACGCGGTTACGCTAAACGTCTTTACTTACTGCTTATAAACGCTGGAACACACATTGCCTAACGACGACTTTGTGCTACCTGTGAGTTGTAATGGTCCAACAGAGCTCACTCATTATTTAATTCTTATGCACACCAGATCTGTCGGCTACAACTCTCGTTGGCAGACCTCAAGGTGAGTCGAGCAACCTCGACCAAACTGAGCATGTTAGCCTATATTAGTAATATATTAGAATTGTATTAGTATTGTATTAGTAAGAGATGGTCTCTATCAGCCCTCTTTTAGAATATGCGAGCCGTGTACTTTGATTTGAATTATGCCGTTATAATATTCTTTTGTTTCAAGAACTTTTCTTTCAAATTGTTCTCTTGCTTCTATATAACTACATTCTGCCTTTGATTTGCCGTAATATAATATTTCTCGGGTAAATTTGTCTGTGCCTAGTTCTTCTACGTCAGCCTTTAATTCGTCGTTTGATCCCCAATAATCGCGCCAATCTGATTCTACTGTATAACGTCTTTTTCTAGTTTTGCCTTTAAGTGGTGGTCTTGATCTTTTAAAACGAGCCAGTTTTTTGCCTATATATTTTCTGCCATTAGTAGTATTCGTGATTAGATATACGAACCCAGTACAATCTTCCGGAAGTTCTGTTACAGGTTCGCCTTGATACGTCCAATCACTGTTTGTCATCAATTATCTTTTTAATATCATGAATTACATCTACTCCGAGATTTTCTCTCACTGAGTTAGATTGTAGATCAGGATATTTAGTCCAGATACTTGTGTCTTCAAAAGTTATTGATGGACTGCTAACACTAAAAATTCCGGTAGTATCGCCCATAGAGATAGTATTGTCCATCGGGTCTGATATATTAATTGTAAATGTATCGTCGTTCACTTTTTGCCTCTGTGTATCGCCTATTTCTCTTTCAAAAACGGTCTTTCCGCCGTCAGGAGATTCAAATATCTTAGGCATTTACCACATCAACCTCATTGTCAAATGTAGTAAAGCCGTTCTCTTTTGTGACTTGTAGTATGCTGTTAACACGGCCCACTAGTTCATCACGATGTGAGATAAGCAAGATGTTTTTATGACGCTCACGTTCCATTTTCTTTAATACACCCAATGCGCTTTCAACACCTATTGTATCCATACCACTGTCAACCAACTCATCAATACACAGCAAGTTAACTGGATGATTCATACTTTCAAATACATCACGGAATGCCCAACTTAAACCAAGTATAAGTCTGTTGCGTTCTCCACGTGATAAGTTGTCAAAGTCTAAATCCTGTCCTAGTTGTATAATACTAACTGATAAATCTGGTTGGAATTGAACTTCGTGTGGTAATCCCAATCTAGTAATATAGTATTCCAGTCTTGTATTCAAGAACTGTAAGTTTTGTTCAATAATACGCTTGCGAATAAAACTATCTTTGTTAGTAAGTAGTTTAAGCAAGAAGTCCTGATGATCTTTTAATTCAGTTAAACGGTTAACTTCGTTCCAATCAACTTCTTTAAGTCCAGTTTCTCTGAGCGAAGCAATTTGTTCGTCATATGGATCAACGTCTTCTTTTTTACTAGCAATATTATTTTCCAATGATGTAACACTGTTCTGATGCTGATATGCTTCCTGTACAGTGTTATAGTGTAACCTAGGAGCAACTCCAAGTTCACCAATAGAAGTTAATGCCTCTTTATATTCATTTAGCAATTCTGTGTCAGAAGTAATGTGCTTTACTGACTCTTCTACTAATTCTGTCTTTTGAGCAACTATTTTATCATGTTGCTCGTCGTGAATCTCTTGTCCACAAGCATAACACTCGTGTTTCAGTGTGGCATCTAAATCTGCTTGTGCTTTATCTAAACGTTTTTGTTCTCTTTCAATGCTAGTAGTAAGTTTAGCAATTTCACTGTTTAGTGTGTCAATTTGTTGTTTACGAGCATTAAACTCAGCAAACTCAGTGTGTGCTTGAAGTTCCCTTTCAATGTCAACTTGTCTTAGTGCTAGTAATTCTGTTTCTAAATCTTTGATATCAGTCTCACGACGTTCAATCCATAATCTTTGCCGTCTTTCCAGGTCTTTAATGCTGTTACTAATATGCTCGTTTGCTTCTTCAATACCCTTAATACGATAGGTTTCTTCCTGGATACCGTCTCTGGTATTTTTTAGTAACTCTTTTAGTATCTCTGCTTTTTCACTTAGTTGTGTAATACCCAGTAATTGTTCAATCAGTTCACGCTGATCGTTTGCTCTCATACTAAGGAAAGGTTCAGTATAAGTGTTTAGTGCTACAACATGTTTAAACATTACATGACTCATTCCAATCAAGTGTTCAATAACATGTTGACTTTCACGACCCTCGCCTTGCATTTCATCAGTGCTAGCGGCATCAGAGTCGTTAACCATAAATCGGAACAAGTTAGGTTTGCGTCCACGTTCAATTCTATAGTTGTTGCCGTCCTTTTCAAAGTCAACTGTAACAAGCATTTGTTTGTTGTTTGTTTTATTGACTAGGTTGTCTTTTTTAATGTTGTACAAGGCATTACCAAACAGCGCATAACTGAGTGCGTTTACAATAGTAGTTTTACCAGTACCGTTACGACTGCCATCACCGCCCAGATCAATGTTGTTACCCAGGACCAGTGTCAGTCCTGCGTGATCAAATTGTACAGCCTGAGTAACATTACCCACGCTCATAAAATTTTTAACTGTGATATTTTTAATTTTAAGCATTAACGTTTAAGCCATTGTATATGTCTATTAGTAATGTATTTTTAATTGTAGTACTTTCAATACTCTGTAACTGGTTAAGTACAATTTGATCTACACTTTCTACTTCTAGTTCAGCACCAGCAGTCCAGTCTTGAGCATGTTCTTCTTTTTTGCTCGGCATAAGAGCAATCTCACGGAGATTGTACTGAGCCGCAAAAGTTTCTTTGATGTAGTTTGCTTCTTCGTATGTAATAGGTACGTCGAGAGTAATTCTACAGTATGTCTTATTAGACAACACTTTCTCAGGATTGTCAATCAGTTTTGACAAACTAATTGTACGATAACGAGGGGCATCAGGCCAGTTTATGTACTCTGGCTTTCCGCCCCATTTGAGGAACATGATTCCTCTGTTATCGTCCCAGGCATCACTGTAATTGTGTGGGAAACAATTACCTGGGTAGATGACGTTGCCACGTTCCTGACGTTTATGGAAGTGTCCGCTAAAAACCATTTCTGGTTTATTAAGATCTTCTGCCTTTAGTCCGTGTCCATGATCAGGCATTTGTACCATAGCGTTCATGTAAAAGTTGGGGAGTTCAAAATGGCCAAACATATATTTACATTTGATATCTTTTACTCTCTTCCACTCGTCTTCAACGAGCCAGGGAACAATAGCAACGTCATCTTTTACCAAAATATCATCGTTTACAACGGTAATATTTGGGTACTCGCTTGCCATAGGGATACTGTGGATTTCACGTTTTTCCCTATAGTATAGATCATGATTGCCCATGATCATATAAACTTCTTCAAAATTATCGTTAAGTCTACGCAGATTGCTGGTAGTGTAATTGAGTGTACTTACGTTAATACTGGCTCTGTGATGATGCCAGTCTCCCATAAAAATACATTTAGTGATACCACGAGCATGTGCTTGCTCGATCATCCATTTGATAAATTCCTCACAATCTATATTGTGAGACCTACTATTATTCTTCATACCAAAGTGGATGTCAGTGAATACAACCACTTCGTCAAATAACTGTGTCAAAGATTTTTCCTTTTAGTCGTGATTTTGTTGCTGTGATTCCCACTCAGCATTGAATGTTCTAGTAAAACTAGGATTCAATCCATTTTCTTCTAGTAAGTCATCTCTGATATTCTGACTTCTTTTTTCTAGGTTAAGAACTCTTGTAAAACTATTTGTTATTGCGGCTGTATAATACGCAAATGGGTTTTGACTTTTGGCTTCGTTAAATTGTAGTCCAATTTGACTAAGTTGTAGCAATGCTTGTCCACGCATTTCATCAACATAGGTATAGCCACGCCAGTTACTTCTCATACTATAACGTTCGCAAAGTTTAAGATACATTCTGGCTAAACGATCATTGGTTTTGCCATGTGTAGTACAAAAATGTCCGTTTTCTTTGCCACCTTCCCAGTGACTTCTTGCTACTTCTTGCCACTCTCCATCAATAAAAGCATAGTGCTGAAACGGTGGAAAGTTACATTTAGCATGTTCGTCTGCTACAGTTTTTGGATTATTCTTACGCTCTTCTTTGGGTACATGTTCAAAAGTCATAAGCCTAAAAACAACATCAGTGTCAGGAATGTCTTTAACGTTTACAGCAAAGTCTGCGGCCTTGGGCTTGGTTTTCTTGCCTGTTTCGCCACGTTCCCAACGTAAAACTTCAGCATCATGTGCTAGTTTTTGTAGTCTTGATGCTCTGTTTTCCTTGGCTATTTTAATGTTTTTGGGTGTAATTTCGCTAATATTATCAATGATATGATCAAAATAGAAGTATTGATCTTCTCTAACCCAACTGTAACTCATCTTTGAATTGTGTATCTCTTTAAGTATTTCCTTGTTTGATAGGTAGTTTACTGCCATTAGATTTCCTTTTTATTATATACAATATACACTGTAACACATTGTTTGTCAAGTGGTTTTTTTCAACTAAATACAAGTATTACGGAGAACAACTGAATGCGAATTACTGACATCATAACAGAAGCACCCACTACTGACTTGATAGTGTTCTATGGCGGAAGATTCCAGCCTATGCATAATGGCCATTACCAGGTATATCAGGATCTAGTCCAGAAGTTTGGTAGTGACCGTGTATTTATCAGCACTATGGTGGGCAAGAAAGCAGAGCCGGAACGTGATCCGTTCTCGTTTGATGAGAAAGCAATGCTAATGACACAAATGTTTGGCATACCTGCTGATCATATTATTAACACCCATCCGTACAATGTTGACATGACCAAAGCGGGCAAAGATCCAACTAAAACAGCATTAGTGCTGGTGTATGGTGAAAAAGATGCCAACAGATTGAAAATGGGATATCTAAAATGGTGGAAAGACACAGTGGAAAAAGGTGAGCCAATGCTAACAGCAGATGAGGCTGGTTATGTGTACACTGTGCCTATTAAAGATGCGGGCCGTAGTGCT